TCTCTCATTCTTCCTTATCGGGCGACTTACATTTTTCGGTATAAATAAACATGAAAACAAAATACAAACTAATAGTGAATGGTTCTGGAAGTTATTCAGAAGATTCATTGTTCAAACTATATTTTACGATTTTAAGACATCGCTTCCATCATCTATGTAAAGGTGAAGGATGGCGAGATTGAGGCTGACCATAGTGGTAGTCTCGCAACCAATCTCAAGTCCAGTGCTATGGATTGAGATTTCTTCAACACCAACCTTGCTTATATAAGGAGGAATTATGGTATCATTAGCACCACACTCAGCATTTACCGCAAACGATTTAGAACGATTCATGGGATTATCCATTGGATTTGATTCTATGTTCAATCGTCTTGCAAACTTCCCACAACAAGAGAATGGGTCTTATCCACCCTACAATATCCGAAAAGAAGATGACTTCAACTTTGTCATCGAACTGGCACTTGCTGGTTTTTCGGAAAAAGATGTTGAAATAGAACTTACGGAAAATGTTCTTTCTATTCGTTCAACTGATGAAAAGGGAAAACAAAATTCGGATACACCAGATTATGTTCATAGAGGAATTGCGAATCGTTCTTTCTCTCGTAAGTTTTCTCTGGCCGATGACATTATTGTCAAAGGTGCAGAGTTTGAAAATGGTCTTCTTAACATCACTTTGGAAAGAGTTGTTCCAGATGAAAAGAAACCAAGAATAATTCCAATCACAAATCCAAATGTGATTGAACACAAGAAGAAGTAATTTCTTGTCTCCCTTCCAGAGAACTATATACTCTGGAAGGGTTTTTTTATTTTAAATTATTAGGAGATTATTATGTTACCGTTATTATTATTTAATGTTATTTCTAGTCTTGTCATAGATAAGGCTCAGACCTTGGCGACTGAGCATGTGGAAAGTATGATAGAAGATTTACTTCCAAAAGATGCAAAAAAAGAATTAGACAAAGCTATAAAAGAAGACCCCGCACACCAATTCACAAATGCTAAAGATGCATTGATAGCTGCTGTTGAGGGTAAGTTACCTATCGTCAAAGCAGACGGAACACTCAAACCAATCGAAAAAACATTTACAGTTGTATATAATCCTACTACTGGATCAATTGATGTAGATAAATCTTAGAAAGGAATATTATGGCAGTCAAGATACCACCTTACAACGGTCACCTATCAAAAAACTTTGGGTATCAAGAAATGATAAAAAGTTCAACTGCTGATCGTTTGGGTATATCAAATGATGCATCAAGAGAACACGTTATCAATTTAACAAATCTTTGCAATTTTATCTTACAACCAGTAAGAGAAGAGTTCGGAGTTATTCGCATCAATAGCGGATATCGTTCTCCCGCATTAAATAAGGCAGTGGGCGGTTCGGCTACAAGTCAACATTGCAATGGTCAAGCAGCAGATTTTGAATCAACCCGAATTTCCAATCCAAATCTTGCAAAATGGATCGAAAAACATTTAGAATTTGACCAACTCATTTTAGAATTTTATGATGGTGTTGATCCAAATAGTGGATGGATTCATTGCTCTTATGTTCTTGATGGGAGTAATCGTAATAAAACAATGACAGCATTGAGAGTAAATGGAAAGACATCATATAAGTCAGGACTTCTCTCATAGGAGAAGAATATGAAATATTTTTGGAAAACGAATTTAAAATTTTTATTTTTCATAGGTCAATTCAATACAAGAAAGAATTGGATTGACAATCACATTAAAATATGTTATAATAAATTAAATCAGTCAAACTATATCCAAAATAATCTTGATGAAAAAACATAAATGAGTTTCTACACTAACGTTGTTACACTAGGAAATAATATATTATTTCGTGGTATCTCTTCTGACGGCAAAAGATTCAAAGACCGAATAGAATACCATCCTACCTTATTCATACCCACCAAAGAAGAAACAAAATTTCGCACTCTAGAAGGTAAACCAGTTGGAGAAATCCAGCCAGGTACTATGCGAGAGTGTCGAGATTTCATTCGTAAATACAAAGATATCGACAACTTCAGTATTTACGGAAACGATAAGTGGGAGTTCTCTTTCATCGCAGAACACTTTCCAGAAGAACACATCAACTATGACTTTGAGAAGATTCGTATTGCTTATCTTGATATTGAGACTGGCTCTGAGAATGGATTTCCTAACATCGAAACTGCTAACGAAGAAGTAACAGCAATCACAATCAAGGTTGACAAGAAGTGTTTTGTTTTTGGTAGAGGTGAATTTGTTCACGATAGAAAGAATGTTTTCTATTTCCGATTCGATAGTGAACGAGCACTTCTCCAGAAGTTTTTTGAGATATGGGATAAAGAATCTCCAGATATTGTCACAGGATGGAACATAGAGACATTTGATATTCCGTATCTTGTCAATCGTGCAAAGAGACTATTCGATGCCAGAAAAGACCCATCGAAATTACTTTCGCCTTGGAGAAAGGTAAGAGAGTATACAATGTATGGCATGGGAGGTAAGGAACTTCAGGCATATTCTATTATGGGTGTGGAAACTCTTGACTATCTTTCTACATATCGTAAATTCACTTACATCAACCAAGAGTCATATCGACTTGACCATATCGCTTTTGTTGAATTGGGTGAACGTAAATTGGATTATTCCGAGCAAGGTTCTCTCCATCTTCTTTACAAAAACGATTACCAAAAGTTCATAGAATACAACATCAAAGATGTGGAGTTGGTAGAACAACTTGAAGGTAAGATGAAACTACTTGAAATGGTAATCTCACTTGCTTATCTGAGTAAGGTAAACTACAGTAATACATTCGGTCAAGTAAGAATGTGGGATACTCTGATTTACAACAATCTTCTGAGAAAGAACATTGTAATTCCACCCAAAACACATTCCAGCAAAGATTCTCAATTTGAAGGTGCATATGTGAAAGATCCACAAATCGGTGCTCATAATTGGGTTGTGAACTTTGACTTGAACTCACTTTATCCACATTTGATAATGGGTCAAAATATTTCTCCTGAAACTTTGATTACTGATGAGTTGCCAAAAGAGTTACAACTTATCAAAGATGCACGGCCAGGTGTAAATGGATTACTGGATGAATCGATAGATCTACAAGCACTGTCAAAATACAAAGTAACCTATACTCCTAACAACGAATTTTACAAGACGGACAAACAAGGTTTTCTTCCAGAGATGATGCAAGAACTATATGACAATCGCGTCAAATACAAATTGAAGATGATTGAAACGAAGAAGAAGTTGGAGAAAGAGAAAGACAGAAAAGAAAAGAGAAAACTATCTCATCTCATTTCCAAGTATCACAATATGCAGAACAATCTAAAGATTACTCTCAACTCGGCATTTGGTGCGATGGGTAATCAACATTTCCGATACTTTGACCAACGAATCGCAGAAGCCATTACTACTTCTGGACAGTTGGCCATCAAGTGGGTTGAAAAAGAAATCAATCGTTATCTGAATGAGGTTCTAAAACCAGAAGAAAAAAAGGATTATGTTGTAGCGGTGGATACTGATTCCGTTTATATCTGCATGGATGACCTTGTGAAACAAGTGTATGGAAACGACATATCAGATAAGAACAAAGTGATTGATTTTCTCGACAAGGTTTGTTCTGACCAGATGGAAAAGATTATAGATAAATCTTATGACAATCTTGGTTCTTACATTAATTCGTTTGAGCAGAAGATGGTAATGAAACGTGAGAATCTTGCAGATAAAGCACTATGGACAGCTAAGAAAAGATACATTCTGAATGTGTATGATTCTGAAGGTGTTCGATATGAAGAACCCAAACTCAAGATGATGGGAGTGGAAGCCATACGAAGTTCGACTCCCACTGCTTGCAAAGAAAAAATGAAACATCTCTTCAAGATTATTATGAATGGAACAGAAGATGATGTGATAACATATATTGATGATTTCCGAAAAGAGTTCATGACACTAGGAGCAGAAGAAATCTTCTTTCCTCGCTCAGTTCGTGGTCTTGAGAAATATCATGATGCTGCTCATCTTCACAAGAAGGGTGCTCCAATTCATGTCAAAGCTGCTTTGCTTTACAACAAACTTTTGAAAGACCACAAACTAGTAAATGATTATCCTACTATCAAAGATGGTGAGAAGATAAAGTTTGCTTATCTCAAGAAGCAGAATACAACGGGCGGTGAAAGTATCGCAATTCTTAATCAACTTCCTCATGAATTTGGAATACAAGAATATATTGACTATGATAAGATGTTTGAAAAATCATTTACTGAACCTATGACAAACATAATGGATGCTGTAGGTTGGAAAATGAAACACATCGCAACTCTAGAAAGTTTTTTCGGTAACTAAATTGTATTTTGGACTTCTTACATTGTTGACTGCACTTGCAATTTCAACTGTTGCTGCTTGGTATTCTATCGTAGGGTTGATGGCAATTTTTGCAGGGGCCACAAGTGAAATTATGATAATGGGCATTTGCTTAGAAATTGGCAAACTCATTTGTGCTAGTTGGACATTCACCAATTGGAAAACTTCTCCTATTATA